GCCCTTGAACAATATAAATACTGGCAGCCTGAAACAGTTATAGTTGAGGCAAAAGCATCAGGTTTACCTCTAACATACGAGTTGAGAAAGATGGATATACCCGTTGTCAACTTCTCACCATCGAAGGGAAACGATAAGCACGCCCGTGTAAATGCTGTTGCACCTTTGTTTGAATCTGGTATTGTATGGGCTCCTGAGCAGAAATTCGCAGAAGAAGTCATTGAAGAGTGCGCTGCGTTTCCGTTTGGGGATCATGACGACTTAGTTGATTCTACAACTCAAGCGATTATGCGATTCAGACAGGGCGGTCTGATCGGACACCCTGAAGACTACATCGACGAAAAGGTCGAAAAAATTAAAAGGAATTATTATTAATGAGTATCATTAAAGGTCTATTTTTAGGATTAAGAAATCAAAAGGTTATTCCGTTTAACCAGATGACTCCTGAGTTACATAGTAAGATAAGCAGTAGTCTTGCAAAACTCATGATGGTTGTAAAGATGACAAAAGCCAAACTAACGAAGAAACAGAGAGATTACATTACAAATCAGGCAAAACAAGTTCAAGAATTTGAAGATAGATATATTACTGGAATAAAAGATAGATCTGGTAATATTATTAAAAAAGAAAAAGTAGCTGATATTCTTGATTTAAAGGGTAGAACTCTTGATCCAAGTAAAACTATTATGGGTGGCACACAAGAAGGTGCTAAACTTCAATCAGGTATTATGAAAGCAACAGGTGCTAAACCAACAAAAGTTAAAGAAACAGAGGCACAGATATTAGCTAGAATGAAAAGAGAAAACAAAGAGGCTGCTGAAAGAATTAGAAAAAAACAAAGAGAATCTCTTGAAGATTTTGTAGACGATGCGGGTGGAACAAACCCGGATGATCCAAGAGGTATAGATGATTTTATACCAGATCCAGAGGACATGGCACAAGGTGGACGTGCAGGGTTTGCAAATGGTAGCGAAGATAGTGGAGCACCAAGCATAAGACTTGAACCAAGAGCAAGTGGTATGCAGACAGAACGAACAATAGCACCTGGTATAAATTTATCCGAAAGAGATATTAATTATGGACTTACGGCATTACTTAAAGGTGATAAATTTTATGGTGGAGCTTCTTTGGACAAAGGTAAAGTCAAAGTAGATGTTGAAACAGAAGACGGTAAAACTTTATTTAAAGATTCTATAGGAAAAGATGATGCTATTAATTTTATAATAGGTATGGGTCAGCGTGATGAAGGTAATAAGTTTGAAATTAAAGTTGATGATGATTTTGAAAATATGAATGTTACTTATAAAAAAACTTTTGCAGAGGGCGGACGTATAGGTTTAAAAGATGGACCGGATATGCCAGGTAGAAGAAAGTTTATGAAAATTATGGGTGGCCTAGCATCACTACCTCTTGTTGGTAAATTTGTAAAACCAGCGATGCCACTAATTCAAAAAGGCGCAGAGATAACAGCACCTGCGTTAGATAAAATTATACAAACTGTAATGTCTGCAGGTAAACTTATTTCACAAAGTGGTAGACGAGTAAAAGAAATGGTAACCAAAAAGAAACTCAAAGATGTTGAAGTAGAGGAAGATATAATGGACGGGCCAAGTTATACTATCAAAACAAGAGATAAAACTATTTACTACAAACCTGGAAGACAAGATGAGATGGGTATCGAAGATGACATTATAGAAGTTATCGAAGATACAGTTACTAAAAAAGCAGGTGGCGGTATAGCAAGAATGCTAGGAGAATAGCGTGGTAGATATTTTAAAACGAGTAGAAGAGTTGTCAGACTTGTTTGACAATACAGGCAGCGAAAGATTAGAATTTAGTTCAGGTAAACGTGTTGGATTTTACAGAGGAAAATCTTTAAGTTTTTTGTCTAATCAAATAAAAAAACTTTACTTAGAAGGTAGAGCGATAAAAGAAATTAATAGGATTTTAAAATTTAAAAACGATAGAACTACCTCTATTGATAATTTAATAGAGGCTATGAAAGACCCTAATATAAAAACTCCTGTTAAAATTACAAAAAAAGAATTAGCAAATCGTCCAAAAATTTCTGGAGCTACAGGAAAAGGTTTATCTCCTGCTAATATAATTTTAAATAATCCAGAGGCAAAAAAAGAATTTATAAAATTTGCAAACACTAAAGGTAATACTATTTTAAATAGTATGGAAGAGGCAGGAAAAATAGCTAAAAAATATGCTCCCAAAGGATCTAAAGTTTCTGGGTACACGAGTAGAACCGGATTTAATGATTCTGGTTTAAGAGAATTAATTACTAAAAAAGTTCAATTAGGAAAACAAACACTTAACCCTGAAGTTACAAAACGTTTAATAAATGTAAAACAGGCTATTGAAAATGCTAATTTACCTAAAACAGAATTAAAAGCAGACTCTCCGTCTATAATAAAATTAGCAAGTGATTTAGATATGAGTGTTAATAAATTTTTAGGTGATGTAGATATGATTAAAACAGGTAGAGTAGGTGATTTTAATAAAAAATTATTTAATAGAATTCCACAAAAAGGTTTTACTGAAAGTATTTTAAAACAACAAGGCTATAGTAAAAAAACATTAGACACATTAAAGTCAGTTGAAAATGCATCGTTTGAAATAAGTCAAAGCGGGACAAATCTTGAACACTCTTTGGCAAAAGCTTTTATTACTAAATACAATCTTCCTAAAAAATATTTTCTTACTGGTGAAAGGACAACTAATTTTTTAAATCAATTTAAAACTCAACACGATACTACTTTATTAAATGCTGCTAAAAAGTATGCTCAAAGTGCACAAACTCCAAAAGATTATAAAGAATACAAAAATGTGGTTAATAAAACAGTAAAGTTAGTAGCAGATAAAACAGGTGGTTATAAGATAGGTTATATAGATTTTGATAAAAATGGAAAAGCATTTGCTGTTACGGATCAAGAATCTATTTTAAAAACAGTAGGAGATCTTGGAAAAAATACTACAGGTTTAGTTAAATTTATAAAAAATTCTGTTCATCATAATAAATTATTTGATGCGTACAAAAAAAATCCTAATGATCCTGCTTTTGGAACTTTAAGAAAAGAAATAAAAAAGGGTAAATATAAATTTGTTAGAGAAGATGATTTAGAAAAATCTTTTAATGCTATTAAAGATTTTAATAAAAAAGAAGATTTTATTTCTTATTATGCAAAAAATCCTAACGATAAAATTTTTCAAGGATTGCCAATGGCATCTGGAACTAAAGGTGGAGCAGGAAAAGCAATCCTCGCGGGAACTGCAGGAGGATCTATTTTAGCAACAGCTTTAGCTGCTGATGAAGCGCAAGGGTCTGAACCTGGAGTTACAGGTGCAACAGGACTTTCTACAGGAGAAAAATTAGCTGGTGCGGGCACAGCTGTTGGTGCGTATAAATTTAGAAAACCAATTATAAAAGGAGCTAAAGCTGTAGGTAGAACTGCATTAAAAGCACTAGGTCCATTGGCTGTGCCTATTGAATTAGCTTTTATAGGATCTGATTTAAAATCTGGTTCAAGCGTGCCAGAGGCTTTGGCTGATGTGGTTATGCTTGGTGGTATATTTAGAGAGAGGGATAAAAGAAAATTTATAGAAGATAAATATGGAACTGAAACTTTAAATAGATATGTTGCATCAAAAACTCCAGGTATTACAGATGTCATGGATATGCCTACTGCTTTACCTGCTTTGTCAAAAGAACTACAAGCGATTGATGCTGAAGCCGATGCTTATCTTCAAACATTAAGAGATCAAAGAGCAAAAGAGTTTAAAGCAAAATCAGCTTTACCTAAACCTGAAATAGATTCTTTTCAAGCAGCAGGTGGTGGTATAGCTAAACTAGCTGGTATAGACAAAGGTCCACAAATAATATCTATGAACCCTGATTCACAAGGGTTGCAAGGTCTCATGAAACGTGGTATCAAAACATAGGAGTATTAAATGGCAGAAATAGAAAAAGGACTCCCGAACGTTAAATCTAAACTTGAAATCCCCTCAACAGAGGAACAAGGAGAAATTGTTCAGGAAGCACAGGAAGAAGCAGAAAAACAACCCATAGAAGTTATACCTGAAGAAGATGGTGGTGTAACATTAGACTTTGAACCAGGTTCAATTAACGTACCCGGCACAGAAGCACACTTTGATAATTTAGCAGATATTTTACCAGACGATGTTTTAGAACCAATTGGTAACGAGATGGTGCAAAATTATATGGATTACAAATCTTCTAGAAAAGATTGGGAGAGAGGATACACAGAGGGGCTTGACTTACTAGGATTTAAATACGAAAACAGAACAGAACCATTTCAAGGAGCGTCTGGTGCAACACACCCAGTATTAGCAGAGGCAGTTACACAGTTTCAAGCACAAGCATACAAAGAATTATTACCAGCAGACGGACCAGTTAGAACACAAGTCATTGGTGTTAAAAATCCACAGGTAGAGCAACAAGCTACTCGTGTAAAAGATTTTATGAATTATTTAATTATGGATCAAATGCAAGAGTATGAAGCAGAGTTTGATTCTATGTTATTTCATTTACCACTTGCAGGTTCTACGTTTAAAAAAGTTTATTATGATGTGCCACTTGGAAGAGCGGTATCAAAGTTTGTACCTGCAGATGAATTAATAGTTCCATACACTGCAACTAGTATTGAAGATGCAGAAGCTGTAATACACACAGTTAAAATATCTGAAAATGAATTAAGAAAACAACAAGTATCTGGTTTCTATAGAGATGTAGATCTTGGACCTCCAGGTAATGTTGAAAAAAATGATTTAGAAAAAAAAGAACGTGAATTAGATGGCACAAAAAAATCAGGTAAGAACGAACCTGTTTATACTTTGTTAGAGTGCCATGTAAATTTAGACCTAGAAGGTTTCGAAGAAGTTGGTACAGATGGAGAACCAACAGGAATAAAATTGCCCTACATTGTAACTGTAGAAGAAGGCAGCCGAGTAGTACTCTCCATACGGAGAAACTATGCGCCCAATGATCTAAAGAAAAATAAGATCCAATATTTCGTCCACTTCAAATTTCTGCCAGGACTAGGATTTTATGGCTTTGGACTCATTCAT